CAGTTTCTTTGTATATATTATACTAGAATTACCAACAAACCTTCTTAGATATGCCTTCCAATTAAATGAAGGTGGTTCAATCTTTCTCAGTCTTCTTATAATTTCTGCAAACTCACCAGGTACATGACCTTGTCTTTTTTCTGTTAACTCTGCAGTTTCTTTTAACTGATGTTCAATTTGTTTTTGTACTAGCTTCTTATCAGCTTCTGATAATTCATCAAACTCATCCCAAGTACCATGACAATACTGACTACCACCATTCATTTGATTTAATAAATTATCTAGTGTTGGACATGTACCATCTTCTTGAGCTTGCTTAAGTAAATCATAGTATACTTTAGTTCCTGCTTTAACAGGAAGATTTAACTCAGGAAATGTATCCAATGTTAAACCACCTTCAGGTAAACAATCAGTTGCTATATACTGATTAATTTCTAGATCAGCTGCTATATTAAATAGTTTTTGATCATCATACTTATCTCTTATAAGTAAATGTCCAAAGCCTACATGTAATATCTCATGTTTTAGCAAACCCATTTGTTGTTTTTCAGTAAGACCATCAAAGAATGCAGGATTAATTGCTAGCTGCACACCCATTCCGTTCTTACTTACACCTGCTGTAGGCAGATCATCTCTATATTTTTTATTGATTCCTATAAGAAAGAGACCATAAAATGGTTCCTTAAACATAAGAGTCTTACAAGCTTTAGATACTTTATCTACTACTTTCTGTATGTTAATAGCTGTTGTATTCATCATATAATCTATCAAATATTAATTGTTCATCTCCTTTTAAATATCTTCTACGTTTCTCTTTAAGTTGGCCCATTGACATAGTCTCATAACGCCATAAGATACGTCCATCCATATTCAATTCTTTTTCTACTTCATATCTTTTGTTTCCGCCAAAAGATTTATACATAAGTATATCAGACCACTGTGATCTCTCATGGTTCTTATATATTTCTAAACCCATAAAAAAATCCTCCATATTGGAGGATCTCATCATTTCTATTAGTCTATCATAAACCTGTAATGTTAACTTAGGTTTTTCTTTCATCTTTTAATTTATTTAATTCTGGTTTAATTTCAATCCAAACACCTGGATATTCTTTATCATATTCATAAGGTTCAAATATTGGTATGATGAATTCACAGTTATCATCTTCAATCCATCCATACTTTACCATATCATCCTGTACAGTTTGACATGGGTTTATATAATCAAACTTGTGTTTAGTTCCTCTTACAAATGTAAATGTAATAGTAAGTGGTAACTCATACTTAGCTGCTTCAAACTTAAACTGAGGAGCCATTCTTTCATACTCCGCTCTTGTAGCTTTTCTATATTTAGTAACTGTTTTACTAACTACAAAATATTTACCCGTCCATTGACGGCTGTTCTTTGAACTAGGTACATTACCTTTTACCCACCATTTCATATACTTGATTTTATTAGGTTAAACAATTTTGGCTTGACTGCATCAGCTCCATATTTTTTTACTGCATCTGATATATCTTTTTCAGATTTGATGTATACACCATGTATATCATATACATTTTTATATGTCTCCATTGCAGTGTGACCTGCTTCATCATTATCAAACAAAGATAATACTTTTTTATACTTCTGTTTTAAACTGTGTATTATATGTGGTTTGATTATTGTGTTCTCACTATGAGGAGCAATGAACTCCAAGTTAAAACCAAATGAATCAATACACATACCATCTTTGAGTGATGATGTTATTATAAGATAATCCTTCTCATATGTTAGTTGCTCAAGTCCTTGTAGATGCTCATGCACTTTAGTAAACTTGTTCTTCTTACTATGAGGCTGGTAGATTTTATAACATTTACTTTCTTTATTAAAGTATCCATAAATACCTGAAGCTTGTATTTTAATTTTTTCAATACTATCTCCTGTATCTTTTACCATAGTAAAATAATCTAATGGTAATACCATATACTTAGATAACATACTACTACCTATATTAAACTGTAACCAAAACTTAGCATCTTGATCAGTCCAATCTCTTGTAATAGTTGCATCTAATTTAAACTTTGGTGCAGGTACAAACTCTTCAGAATCAAATATACCACCATCCATTACCCATTTGTTATAGTCTTCTACTATTCTAAATAAAGCTTTGGAATAATTCAGGTCAAATAATTCTTGTACTAAGTCAACTTTACTTCCTTGTTTACCAGTAGAAAAATCTTTAAACTTATATTCATTTTTATATGGACATAAATAGATACACATACTAGGAGTACGTTCATTAGGATTAAACACAGACTTAATTTTTATATCCTGACCGGTTAACCTTTCAGGTAAAGTAAGATAGTATTCAAATACCCATGCACTATTTACATCATTTTTATTATCAGCAAATCCTTTTGTAGTAAACATAGTATAAGATTTAAAAGTTTGGGGCTGAGACTTGGTGTGCAATTGCTTTGTCCCAATTAAGTTAGTATGCCACGTCTGGACTTAACCATCTAACACCCGCTACTTTTTTTATTTATTAAAGATCAAAGTCAGATCCTGCAGAACCATTCATTGCAGGCTCAAAGCTTGCATTAGATGTAGTTGACTCAGCTTTCTTTTGTACTTTTCTAACATGAGTTCCCTCATTGAAAGACAATAGTCTTGAGTTTTCTTTATCTAATTGTTCAGCAGGTACACCATCTTTAGATAACTTAGGAAGATACAAATCATTATTAATATATCCTTCTTTGTTTTCCCACTCACGTGAACCTAAACATACATTAAAGTATGTACCACTTAACAGTTTACTAGCAGAAGATATAAAGTCTTCAATAGTATTAGCTTCAATAGTATCTAACTCAACTCTCTTGTTCATTACTTCACTTAAGAATATCATAGATTTAAGAACTTCTTGATCTCTATCAATCTCTCTACCACTTGCTAAAGTTGTAGTCTTATAAGGATATGGTGTCATTCTAACTCTACCAATCTGTCCTTCATATCTACCTGCAGACTCATTATCTTTATCTTTAAAGAATCCTTCAAAGTCTCCACCAACTGGTTTAGTTTCTACATGTAGCATAACATTATATGCATCAGTATCAAATGGTGTTTGATCAAAAGTTATAGAATTAATTTTTACTACATTGTTGCCTGGGCCAATCAAAGGTCTAACTTTACCGGCTCCTACTTGCATGTCTTTTGTATTTAACATTTTTTCTTTTTTTAATTAATTAATAAATTAGTTCTCATATTCTGCAATACAGTTTTTAACTAATTGCAAATCATTATCTATAAAGGAATCATCAAACATTCCCATTGGAGACTTACATGTATTCTCCCCATTATTTACAGTATCAAATCCATAGTGTAATTGTCCGTCTTCATCTTTCTTTACATGACCAAACAAAACTATAGAAAATAATCCTTCTAGTGTTAAAGTATTGTCAATCATTTTACCAATTGTTTTAGCTTTAACTTTACGATGTCCATTAATATCTGTTGAATCTTCTGAATGAGTTAAGAAGAATATAGTTAGATCATCTCTCATATCTTTAGGCATCTTAGCAACCTGTGCTAAGTTTGCTGCAATCTGAGTAAACTTATCATAACCTTTTTCATTAGCTCTATCAAAGTATTCAAAGCTAGACATATACTGCCAGTCATCTACAACTAGTGTCTTGATGTGTGGCATGTTATCATTAACATGTTTCATTGCTTTAATAATACCAGCAGCTGAAGAAGCTGATGTCATATTACCTTTAGGATTATCTTTGCTAATGTTAGTATAATCTTTCTTCCATCCTTTGAATGGTAAAGGTTTGTTTGCAATGTTAATTATAAAGGTCTCCTTTGCAGGAAGATTCCTCATACTTGTTGATTTACCTGACCCTGAGTCAGCAATAATTAATACGCTTTGTGCCATACTTATTGATTTAATTGATTTCTATTAATGTTCTTCAATAGGTTTTGAATACCTATTAACGCTTTCTCTATACCTTTAGCTACATCTAACATAGTTCTTTCTGTCTCAGGATTACCAATGTTTATATCCTGTGTAGTTAACTTAGTTACTGCATCTGCAAGGCTAGCTACCTGCGCATTAGTTCTAGAGTTTATATCATTGATTACTTTTAGTTCACCAATAGGAATGATGTGTCTTTCATGTCCTGACTTTGATGTAACTAATTCATACTCTTCAGCCCAATGAGGGTTATGCTTAAGAAAGTATAACGTTCTCTTTGGATCTTCTGAATCATATTCAATACTTACAAACTCTGTATATATATCTTCTCCTTTTTGTAATTCACTAGGGAAAAAAGATATATGTTTTTCATCCTTACCAGGTGGTCTATATGCCATCTTAGGAATGTATAATGGATGTTTAATGTTATTAGAAGTAAAGTACTCTTCATGCTCACTAAA